GGTAAATAACCAGGGTGTGGACTGCGCTTACGATATTAAGCTGGATTAAGCCAGCAGGAATTTTGAAAGGGAAGGGGGATGGTTTTTGTGGAAGACCATGAGAAGCAGCAGCCGGAATACTTTTGCAGCTATTCTGGACGGCTGACCAGTTTTTTGAAGGCTTTTGGACTGAGCTACAGCGAACGAGCAAAGAATCCGATTACCGGCGCGACGTTTTGTATTTTTGAGCGGAACCAGAAGCTGCTGGATATTGTGGAGTTTTGGTCTGAGTGCCGTAACAAGTTTAAGGATTACGACGAGGCCGGAAACCGTATTGAGCATGAGGCGGGTGATGCCTGATGCCAGGACGGCCGAAAGGATCAAAGAATAAAGCGACTATTTTGCGGGAACACGCCGAGGCCCAAGCGCGAGCACAGCGCCGGATGGAAGAGGATGAGGTTCCCGCTTATTTTGTTTGTGCGCATTGCGGCAAGCGTTTTTTGAAACAGCAGGAAAATTTTTCGGTTTGCCAGAGTACGCTTTGGGCCGGGAATAATTATTACCTGCCGATTTGTAATAACTGCCTGAACAAGTTGTTTGACCATTACGTGGATACACTGGGTAATGAGAACGATGCCTGCAAGCGTATTTGCATGAAGTTTGATATTTACTACAGCCAATCGCTGCTTGACTCTACCGCAAAACATGCGCCAAATATCCCGCGCATGAAAGCCTGGCTGCGGCAAACCAATATGATCCAGCACAGAGGCAAGACATTTGATACATACCTTGCTGAAGTGGAAGGACGTATCATCAATGAGCCGGAAGAAATCTTGGACGCTAAGGGCAAGGTTAGCCAGCGTATGCTGGAATTTTGGGGCCCAGGATTTAAGGACCAGGACTATGTATTTTTGGATAAGGAATACAAGGACTGGATCAGCCGGTATGAGTGTAAGACCAAGGCGCAGGAGGTTTTGTTTAAAAACATTGCTATTGCGCAGCTGAATGGCATGAAGGTTGCCAAGACGGGTGATCCAAAGGATATTAAGACCGCCAACGACAACCTGCAAAGCCTGTTGGGAAGTGCAAATATCAAACCCAACCAGACAAACGATAATGCACTGACAGATGCCAATACGTTTGGCACACTGATTGAAAAGTGGGAACGGACAAAACCGATCCCAGAGCCTGACCCTGCATGGAAAGATGTAGATGGTATTGGACATTACTTTAGAGTTTGGGTGCTTGGTACTTTGTTAGAATTGTTTAATTTAAAAAATCCATACAAGGCCGAATATGATGCCGAGATGGAGAAGTATACGGCGCATAAACCTGAGTACCATATGGACGAAGATGAGTCCAGCACCGCCGCAATCCGTAGCGCTGTTTTTGGCGAGGCAGAGTAAGGCGGTGCATTATGGCTCAGAAACGAATGAGTGCAAATGAAGTTGCGAATGACAAAGCCGACCGTGTGATGAATGCGGTGGCAATATGGTGCTCTTACTACAGGGCGAATCCGCACAGATTTTGCAAAGACTACCTTAATATAGACCTGCATCCATTCCAGATGATCCTGATTTATATGATGAATCTGGCAACGAATTTTTGCTTCACGGGCAGTCGAGGGTTAGGCAAGACTTACCTGACAGCGGTTTTTGTTGTTACGAGGGCAATCCTTTGGCCTAAGACGAAAATTTGTATAGCAGCAAAGACGCGCGGCCAAGGGATACAAGTTCTTGAAAAGATAACAAAAGAGTTGATGCCAAACTCTGGTCTGTTGCGAGGAGAAATTAAGGATGTAGTAATTAACCAAAGTAATGCGCAAATTACGTTCCGTAATGGAAGTTACATAGAAGTTGTTACCGCAAACGATAACTCCCGTGGTCATCGTGCCAATTTATTGGTATGCGACGAGTTCCGTATGATCAATAAAGATGTCATCGACCTTGTTTTGAAGAAGTTTTTGACAGTTGCAAGACAGCCTGGATATTTGAAGAAGCCGGAGTACAAACATCTGATTGAGAGACCAAAGGAAATGTATTTGAGCAGTTCGTGGTTTCAGAGCCATTGGTCATGGCAGCTATGCAAAGACTACTTTGTATCAATGCTTGACCCCAATAAAAAATATTTCTGTTTCCGGTTCCCATATCAGATGCCTGTTAAGGAAGGTATGTTGTCAATTGAGCAGGTAGAAGATGAGATGGCTGAATCCTCGTTCAGTGATATCAAGTTCCGTATGGAAATGGAAGCTATGTTTATTGGGGCTACAGATGGAGGATTGTTCAGTTTCGACGACATCAACAAAGTTCGCAATTTGAAGAAGCCGTTCTATGCACCCAATGTGATACTTGGCGGCAAAGATTTTGTACCGCCTGCAAAGAAGCCGGGGGAAAAGCGAATCTTGACGGCTGATATTGCTTTGATGAGCAGCAAGCACAACGACAATGATGCCACGAGTATTTTCCTGAACAGCCTAGTACCAGATAGTTCTGGGCGTTGTACCAGCAATATGGTGTATACGGAGAACTGCGAGGGTATCATCACGCAGGATCTGGTGCTTAAACTGCGCCGGTATTTTAAGTGGTTTGACTGCGACTACATTGGCATTGATGCCAAGGGCCTTGGTGCCCCCATTATGGATTTGCTGATGCATGAGTGCTATGACCCGGAGACGGGGGAGACTTATCCGCCGCTGAATTGTTGTAACAACCCGGACTTTCAGGAACGGTGCCCGGATAAAACTGCACCAAAGGTGATTTGGGCTATCCTGGGCAGCGCACAGCTGAACAATGATGCTACGATTGCTTTGCGAAGTGGCATACAGCAGGGAAGAATCCGGTTTTTGGAATCGGAATACGACTGCGAGGACTTGCTGCGCAAGGAGATAAAAGGTTACGACAAGATGACGCCGACAGAAAAGACGGCTTTGCAATTACCTTTTATAAACACGGGGCTGATGGTAAACGAATTGGTGAACCTGGAATATGAGGCCACCAATAATGTGATCAAAGTACATGAGAAGCCTGGTGCCCGCAAAGACCGATACAGCTCGGTTAGTTATAACTACTACATCGCACAGCAGGTAGAACGAAGCATGGCGAAAAACTATGCTAAGAGCAAAAAAATTGAAATAAACTTTAGAGCGCCGAATCTGAGGAGGGGTAGCTTATGACAGATAAGGAACAGCGTCAGGTTGCCGTGATTTCCCCAGACGGCAAGCGTAATTATGTACCGGTCTCGGAATTTATGAGCAAGCTGCGCTATGCAAACTTGTCCAACATTAAAGTAAGAGACCTGGAAAACAACAAAGATTACAACCCTACATACCGTAAATACACGAAATCGCAGATCGTGACCTACCTAAGCAACCCGGCCAGCTATGAAACGCAGCTGCGCCAGATGAGCCAGTACCTTTTTAATATATCGAACTATTACCGGCGGCTGATCCAGTATTTTGCCAGTATGAGTACGTTCAGCTACATTGTGGTGCCGTATGGTGTTGACTACTCCAAGAGTGTGAACGTGAACAAGTTTAAAAAGGGATACTACGGTGTCATTAGCCAGTTGGAACGTATGAATATCCGGCACGAGTTCTCGAAGGTATTGATGGTTGCATTCCGGGACGATGTGTATTACGGATATGCTTGGGAGACCAATGACAGTTATGCTTTGCAGCAGTTGGACCCGGATTATTGTAAGATTTCCAGCATTGAAGATGGTGTTTACAATTTCGCGTTCAACTTTAGCTATTTTGATGCTAACAGCGAGCGGCTGCCGAATTTCCCGCCGGAATTTACCACGATGTATAACGCCTATCAGAAAGACACCAACCTGAAATGGCAGGAGCTTTCCAGTGAGAATTCTGTTTGCATTAAGATCAATGAGCAAACCTATGTGCCGATTCCGCCCTTTGTGAGTCTGTTTAGTGCATTGGCGGACATTGAAGATTACCGCGCTATCAGTAAAAACGCCAGCGAAGTGAACAACTACAAAGCGTTGGCGCTGGAGATCCCGGTTGATGATGAAGGTACTTTTTTGATTGACTATGATTTGTGCAAGGACTTCTATGATATGCTGTGCAACGTGTTACCGGAAAATATCGGAGCCTTTATGAGCCCGATGAAAGTATCCAGCTGGGATTTTGAAAAGAGCGGTGCCGTGAGCGGCAGTGATGATGTTGAGAAAGCCGAAGCATCCATGTGGACGCAGGCTGGCGTAAACAGTATCCTGTTTGGTGGTGGAGATAAGGACTCGGCCACCTCTGTCAAATGGTCCACCATCAATGACCAGATGATCGTGTTTACTGTGATGCGGCAGGTTGAACGCTGGATCAACCGCAAATTGAAGAGTGTTTCTACGGCATATAAGTTTAAGGTAAATATCTTAGATGTTACATATTTTAACCGTGACGAGATGCATGACCGCTATATTAAGGACGGCCAGTATGGATTGCCTGTCCGCGCTGCTATTATGGCGACCGGCGGCTATACGCCCAGCGATGTAGAAAACCTGATGTATTTGGAAAACACGATTTTGGACTTGAGTTCCAAGGAAGTGCCGCTGAAAAGCTCCAATACGCAGACTGTAGATAACGGTGACGGCGGACGGCCTACTAACGAGAGCCAGGGGAAAGACCTGAGCGATGCGGGGGCTGTTACACAGGAGAATGACTCCAACGCGAACTCGGAGGGCTAATGCTTTATGGTAAAAGAAGTAAAGGTCCGAGGACGAGCGATTGCGCTGCACCTGATTTTGGGCGGTGCGGCTTTAGTGCGTGAAGAAAAAGACGAGGCAGGGCATAAGATTTATGTGTTTGTTTTGGAAGATTGGCGCATTGAAGAGCTAAAAGAATATGTGAAAGAACAACAGGATAGAAACTACTTTTGACCGGCGGCCGGGCTTATACCCGACTGGCGGCCTTTTTGATTTGTGGGGGTATAACGGTGGATAAGAGACTTAACCGCTTGCCCGTCACCTTTGAGAAAACGGGAGAAGTTGCCGGTAAAGATGTGCGTTTTATCAATGTAACGATTGATGTGATGCACACCGGCGACAACTTGAACGGCTCCACTTTCTCGAAAGAGGTGGTGGAACAAGCTTTGGACAGTATCAAGAATACACCGATCCTTGGTTATATTGAGCAGAACAAAGATGGCGACCTTGATTTTAAAGGCCATGAACATGAGCTGCAGGTAGACGAGGACGGTATTAAATATGTGTACGCGGGCAGTGCTTACGGAGTGATCCCGGAAAGCTGCAATGCCCGTTGGGTGACACGCGATGATGGAACGGGAACCGAGCGGGAGTACCTGCGCGTGGATGGTTTGCTGTGGACCAAATTTGATGATTCCTGTGACATTTTTACGCGGGATGGTGTGAAAGCGCAGAGTATGGAACTGACCGAAATGGATGGCCGAGTAGATAAACGCGGTTATTACATTGTAGACAAGTTTGCCTTTGATGGCTGCTGTGTGCTTTCGACCACTGACCCGCGCATTAAGCCTGCCATGACGGGCAGCGAGGTTGTGGCGAATTTTAGTGCCGGGACGATTGCTGGCCAGATCAAGGATATGCTGGCTGAATACACAGCTTTACAAGGATCTCAATCCTCCAAGGAGGCTGAGATAGATAATTTTGCGAAAGGAGAAGATGTTTTGGAGAAGAAGAATGAAATTCTTGCATCCTACGGCATCGATGCTTCTAAGCTGGATTTCTCTTTGGAGGATATTACCATTGAGGAACTGGAAGAGAAGTGCAAAGCCATGACGGCAGAGCCTGCCCAGGAACCGGAAGCTGAGCCTGCTGCTGAAATGACGGCAGAAGTGCCGGAACAGGAGCCTGCCCAGGAGCCTGCTGCGCAGATGAGTGCCGAGCCTGAATCT